CTGTTTGAATACTACACATCGCAACCCGGCGAGTACAAAGCAACGTTGTTTCAAGCACATCTTGAAATTGGGGATAAGTTGTTCCCAATGTTGGAAGAATGCGAAAAAACGGGCAAAAAAATAACGCTGAAGGAAGACGTCAGCGTTATAATGAAATGATCATTTCAATGTCTTGACATAGGCGATCATATCGTCGTATAGTTCAGGCAAGTACTTCTTAAAAACCGTGTTCCCTGCAAAAGCATTTTCAAAACAATGCGCAAGGAATTCGGTTTCTTTGTTTCCCGGCCTTTTAAAGTAAGCCGTTGAATGTCCCCAACCGTAACGGTTATTTATTGCCTTGATTGTGTCTTGCACTGATCCAATTTGTTCAATAACGTCGTGTTTGCTTATTCCCCTTCGTGTGAAGACATCTTCGGACATTGACCTTATCTTTGTATGCAACTGATCCAAACGGTCGCTAATGGCTGCAATTTTAGCAACGGGCGACGTTTGTTTAACGTAGCTACTTGTTCCGGTCTTCCAATCATAAGAACGTTGATACTTGGAATAGTTGACCTTTTTATTCAGGATTGTTTGATAAGACTTCATAAGACTTTGAACTTCTTGCGTTGACTGAAGGCCCCTTTGGAAGTCAATTGCGTGACCGAATTCATGATAAACGACGCTTTCACGATGCCAATCACTTACACGGTTACGGGTATTGTCTGCAATGTGAACCGTCCGGGTTCCCGGCATGTAATAAGAACCTTTTGAACCCTTTTCAATCCTAAACTTTATTGGCTTGGACGGATCAATAAGATCAAAGAAGTCTTTTTTGAATTTGATCGACTTGTCTTTTAAATATGCACTATCTGAAGCAAGTTCGGTCGGCATGTTCTTTGAAACTGTCTGCAATGGTTCAACAACCCTTTCTTCGACCGTTTCGGCCGCTTTGGGGGCTTCAGGTTGAACGATCGTCGGCTTGACAATATTCAGGCCGCCCGCAATGGTTCCGCCTTTGAAATTGTCCCGAATGAAATATGGCTGTGAAGACCAATTCTTTGAAGCGTCTTTGTTTTCGTCAACCCATTCTTTGAAGTTATCCGGGACATCTTTGACAAGGTTCCGGGACGAATACTTCTTATACTCTGATCCCTTCAACGCTGCCTTCAGTTCGTCAAGTTCCTGTTTGTCGAATTCGTCCGGGTCTTGAAGGATCGGAACCACAAGACAACGGCATTGTGGATGCCAACCCTTAAAGACAAAGTTCTTCGGATAACGCCCGGCCAATTTGTCGCAAATATCTTTGAAAGGCTTGCCATTTAGGGTGTGATTGTTAGACAACCGCACTTCGAAGCCAACAACGAAGTCAAGATTCTGCCAACGAAGTTGATCCGCTTGTTTGTATGCCATGTTTATTTCAGACCGGGCCAATCGCATAGCATTTTTATACGAAGACCTGTAAACGCCTTGTCCGGGGTGAAAAGCCTTGGCGGCCTTCGATAAATGAAGTTGCCCCCGTTTGTCACGAACACGACGGAATAACTTGTCAGGATCAACAAGACTATTGCGTAAATCCTTGGAAAGTTGTTGCGCCGACGTTCCTTCACCGACGCCAACATCAATTCCCATTTCCATAGTGTCCCGGAATTGCCCGGCATACTTCCAAACACGCTTCGATAGATCAAGGCCCCCGACTTTTCGTTTTTGGAAGGCGTCAAGGGCGTCAAGGTTACGATCTTGCATCTTGGATAATAACTTCTTGCTGATCTTAGACGTGTTCATGATCGAAGCAACGAATTCATCATTCTTCTTGCAAGCATACAACCATTGTTCCCGGCCCCCTTTTTCAATAACGGCTTGCATCTTGGACGCAAGTTGATTGACGATTGATTGTGCGGCCGCTTGTGTGCTTGGATAATCAGAAAAAGAAAAAGGCTTATCCGGGTTTATATTGACACGTGAAGCAAGGCGGGCAAATTCGGCGACTGCTTGGTTATACAGTGCGTCAATTGCCTGAACATACGATTCTGTTTGCTTGTAAGCCTGAACATCAAATCCTTGAATCGAAAAGCCTTGCTTTGTTAATCGTTTCTTTGCCATACCGTTACATTATTGCTTTTTCTTGAAGTAGGAACAAGGCCGGGGCCAATAACCGACCTTGTAACCCCTTGGATTGCGTTCTTTATTGTTGCAATCAATCATGTGATTGAAGACTTCACCCCCGAATACACATTGTTTGCAGTCAATAAGTTCCGTATTTTTTTGTTGCTTCTTTGCCATCTTTACACTTGCGTTGGTTCATTGAACGAAAATTGATTTGCCCGGTCGTTTTCCGCCTGCATTTGTTCGAAGTCCGCTTCAGGGTCTTTTGATAATCCGGCAAGCTTGGCCGACAGCTTTTGAGAAACAACGGGCTTTCCGCCGTTGGCCGTCGTCCACTTAGTTATTGCCGCAAGTTCATCTTCAATCATGTAAGGTGTAATTTCCGGCTCGATCTGAATACTTTCGGCGTCTGATTCAAGTTTTGTATTGAACTTACCGATATACGCCTTTATCACATTGATACGGCGTTGCAAGTATTCGTCAAAGACTTCTTGGTGATCGGCAACTTTCAAGTGTGCATCCATAAACAGAAGCTTCAGGGCGACGCCTGATATTGCGCCAAGGCCCTTAACTGAATCAAAGGATATGTCCGGGGTTTGGCTGATCGTGTGGATCATTCGAAGCAATGTTTCAATTTCAAGTTTCACGGATTCAGGGGCGTTTTGCCAAGACAAGTATTGTGCCGTCGCACCTTCTTCGCCTTCAAGTATTGCGCCCGATTCACCTTTCTTGCTGAAGCCTTTGACTTCACCTTGAACAAAGATTTTAGGGGCTGCATGATAATCGTTGGTGTCTGCAAAATTGGATAATAGCTTTTCAAGACGGTCAATAAGAACTTGAACGTCGGCCCACTCAACGTGTGGTTGACAACCAAAGATCACGGGTATTTTGCCGATCGCAATTTCTTTCGGATAACCTTCAACAAGTTCGTATCCGGCCCCGCCGATCGTCCACATGAAGTGTGCTTTGTCCGTATAGGTTTCAAAGTAGTCATGTTTTACTTTCTTTTCATCGACCCGACTGAATTCACGGGAAAAAGCAACCATGTCCCCGGTTTCGTCAAAATAGGGATAAAGAGTATCGCCCAATAACGGCGAAAAGATTGCACAACGAAGTTTGAACTTGCTTGGAAAGCCGTATGTTGTATTTGGTTTTTCAACCGGATACCACATTTCAGCGCATTCCGTACAACTGAATACCTGTCTTGCAACCTTTCGGTTTAGCGACTTTTCTTTCACATCATATAAGGCACGTTTGACGGCCTTCAATACTGCAAGTTGATTATCGTTTTCGGTTTCCGCATTAAGTTCAACGGGATTTCCAAAAATGAAAGCAACCGCACGCTTGACAATCAACTTTTGAATAGCCAAGGCAATACGGGCAACGGGTTCATAACGATAGCCGGATTCGGGATTTCCGTTTGCATCTGCAATAACCGTTCTTGCGTCGGGTGAATCTTCGTCCGTGTCGATCTTGACCTTTTTATCAGGTCGCAAAGCTTTATTGAATACGTCGTGCTGAAGCGGATCAAGGGCTTTGATTGATCGGGCTTCGTCCGGTTGTTCAATGTATCGCTTTGACTTCAGTTCCGCAATAATATCGGCCTGACTGTCTTTTTGAAAAACTTCTTCTATTTTCATATCAATAAATCGTTTGCGTATCAGTGTGATACATGTTTATACATAAGTTAGCCGAATAGGCCGTTCAAATCCTGTTTGCTTCCCTTCTTGCGACGTTCAACGGTTCCGGTCAATGCGTCCGGGGCGTCGTCGTGATCATTCTTGCCAACCTTCATGTATGAAGTGATTGCCTTATAGAATTCCGGGAATAGATGTTCCCAACCTTTTGGGAAATATGTCAAGTTCATCACGGCTGCCGAATTAGAGAATATTCGGATATTCTTGTTGTCGCCTTGGTGAAACCATTTGATCTTTGTCAAGTTATTACCCATGATCCGGCATTGCTTTTCGACCGCACGTGCAAAACCACGCCCGCCGTTATTCGATTCAATAACCGCTTCAGTGATTCCATGCTTTGAAAGAAGTTCGGCCGTCTTGGGTTCGGTGTACTCCATTGGTCGCTGTGTGTAAAGCACATCAAGAACGTAATTCGCCGTTTCCGTTTCAACATAGGTGATCGCACACAAGTAGTCCTTACCTTCATCGGCGGTGTCAACGTATGCCTTCTTGACCATCTTCTTGCTGTATGGAATAACATCGTATTCCTTGAAGGCATTTTCGTACATAAGGCCCTGAAGGGGTTTTGGGTCTTGCTGATACAATGATTCGAACACATGCGGGTTTCGTTTCTTTGTCAACAATAACTTTTCAAGGTTATGTCGTTCAGGCCAAAGGGCTTCACCTTCTTCACGGGGATCGTATTCGGTCGGTGCACCCATCTTGATAGCCTGATAGATCACGACAACCCAACCGTCGGGATTCGTTACGGGATCATAGACGCCTTGTTGTTCAAGTAAATGTCCGGCCAAGTCCTTTTCATGCCATCGGGTAAATACGATCAATTGTTGTGAATCGTTATGCAAACGAGTTTCTGCAACCGTATCATACCAATCTTCAATTGATTCCCGGACGGTCGGCGACCAAGCTGCCTTTGCATCCTTGTAAATATCATCCATGATCAACATATCGACCGGATCACCCGTTAAAGGGCCGCCAACACCAACCGTCTTGAATCCGCCCCGGTGTCCGACAATCTCGCATTCATCAGCATTACGAAGCCATGATCCGGCAACCGTTGTCACGTTTGAAGCGTTTAAAGCTGTATCCGGGAATATTTCATGATATTCCGGTGTGTCAATAACCCTTTGTATTTCACGGTTAAACTTGCGGGCCTTAGGTGCATTATAGGAAACGACTGCAATCTTAGTGTCAGGCTTGAGACCAAGCACATAAGACGGCAAACGACGGGTTGACCCTTCAGACTTACCATGTTGGGGCGGCATGAAGACCATTAACTTTTTG